TAAACAAAATGGAAGCACTTGTAAAAATTCAAACAGAGTTAAAAGTACCAAAAGGTAAATATAACGCATTCGGCAAATACAAATACAGAACTGCCGAGCAGATATTAGAGGCAGTAAAGCCACTATTATTAAAGCATAAAGCTATTTTAACTATTACAGATGAGATAGTATTTATTGGCAATAAGTTCTTTTTAAAATCAACCGCTGCGATAGGCGAAGTAAGTGTTAATGGCTTTGCTGAAATGTCCGAGCATAAAGGAATGTCAAGCGAACAATCAACTGGAACGGCAAGCAGTTACGCTCGTAAGTACGCTTTAAACGGTTTATTCCTAATTGATGAGAGCGAAGCCGATGCAGATAGTATTGAACCAAAGAAACTGCCTATTGATGACATTAGATTTGAGAAAGCTATCGCTGCATTGAAAGCAGATAAAACAACTGTTGAAGCAATCGAAGCCTTTGAATTAACACCAACACAACAAGAACAATTACAATTAATCAAAAACTCTAAAATTTAAACAAAATGAAACTTTACACACACGAACAAATAACTATGGCTGCGATTAATGCAAGAACATCAAGCCTATCAATTGAAACAATTTTAAGCAAATTTCAACCTGTTGATGATGAAATGGAAATGGAAAGCCGACATAACTTTAAACTAATGGATATTATTACTGCATTAGTAGCTGCTGAAGTGTCAAGGGTTGGCGGTTGTAATGATGTTCAATTAAAATATTGCTTCAAATTAGCGAACCAAATAATTAATATTATTGACACTAAAACTTTGCCAAATGTTTAAGAAAATTAAAGCCTATTTCTACAAAAGAAAAGTAACTAAATTAGCAGCTGCATTATTGCCAATATTGCTACTTGATGAAATTTATGAAGATGGCGAAGCCGATCCAGTATCAGATTCAATATTCTTTGCAAAGCAATTAATAAAGGAGGTTGAAAATGGATAACTTACAATTAGCACAACAAACTGCACAATTAGCAAAACAAAATGAAGAGTTGCAATTTAGAACATTCTTACATACTCAGTATGAATTACAGGTGATGCAATGGCGAAATCAAGTAAATGATTGCTTAGGAGGTTTAACTAAGAACCAGGCACTCAATCTAACTATGGCAGATTTTCAACCTATGCCAATAACTAAATTTGTTGCAGCACATTTAGAAAGCAAAGAGATGTTAGCCATTTACAAGTCAATGGAGCATACTTTCCCAACTGCAAAAAAGTATGAGGATGAATTAAATTTTATTATTCAAAATTATAAACATTACAAATGCAAGTAGATCATTTTAAAAACGAGAGTTTAGATGCAAAAAATTACATCTGTTATCAACACAATTTTAATTCAACTGAAAAAATAAGTTTTTTTTATTGGAATAGACCTAATCTTATGAATCAAATAAACGAGTATTGTGTTGCAAAATTCACTTTAAAATTAAAGCAAAATGTCAATACAGAATCGAAGTAAAGTAGTAGCTATCAATGGTTTTATTTCAGTTATGTATAATGGCGAAAAGTGCCGAACTGCTGCATATAGAAACTACTCAGAACGAAAGAAAATAATTGATAACTTTAAAACCTTGAAACTTCCAGTTAATAATTGGTATTATGTTATTGAACCTAATGTAGAAGATTTGAAACGTTCAACAGCTTGTAAAAATATAAACGATTTACTATGATAAACATACTTAGAAATTTAGGCTACTTGCTATGCAATTGGATAGATGATAAAGTTGATGAGTTCAACGATTTTAATTTTACAGAAAACGATTTTTAATAACCAAACTCGGCGGAGTTACGCATAAATTATGGCAACAAATATTAGTATTAAATTAGATGTAACAAAGATTAGTAAAGAAAAGTTGTACAAAGGTGACAAAGGCACTTATTTAGATGCAACTATTTTAATGAAAGATGAACCTGACCAGTATGGTAATATTGGTATGGTAGTTCAAAACGTAAGCAAAGAAGATAGAGAAGCTGGTGTTAAAGGTGCAATCTTAGGTAATGTGAAATACATTGCAAAGCAACTGCAACAAGCGAAATCAGTTGAAGTTGATTTATCAAGTGACTTACCATTCTAACCTAACGCAACCTATTGCTATGAAATGGATTCTGTCATTTTTTAAGTTTGCAACGAAAAAGGCTTGAAGCAGGTGGGGAAATCAAGGAACTAAAGCCGATGTATATTCCTCACGCCCCACTTGCTGCAAACCAAATGTTATAAGCCGTTTTTATCGTGTCCTAAAAAAATATTTTTAATTTATTTTTGAAATTTGATTTTTGTATTCAAAATACATATATCTTTACATTCTAAACGAAAACAAGATGAAACATATACCAGACCAATACACAGTAAACAACATAGAAAATCTTGAAATACAGTTAGTAAAGATTAGTGCTGAATTAGAGTATAATAAAGCGTGGTTGTATTTGGATAACTTAGCCCATACACAAGAAACAGTTTTGGTTGATTACCTTGCTAAACACTATGGAATTGAAACTAAAATGGCTTTTGATGTAGATGCTTTTCGCAATACAAATACTGGATATTCAAGTTGTATAAACATTGTAAAAAGAGCAATATCTACCTACAAATCAAATGCAGATACAAAGAAAAATCCTTCTTGGGCAAATCAAGCATTAAAATCTGCTGCTATTGTTGATAATTACGCAAAAAATAACTATTAAAAAATGAGTGTTACAAAACCAATAAAAATAGAAAATGGCGAATGGTGGTTTAAAGGTTGTTTTATACAAAAACAATCACACCCTAAACTTAAACCATACTATGTCTTTAAGGACACAGATAAACAAGAAACAGTTGACGCTTGTTTTACTTTTATCGAAGCTAAAAAGCTATGCGACTTGAATGAAGTAAAAAATTATAAGCAAGGATATAAAGTTTTTCTGCAATGAAAACACTTTTATAAATAATTGATACAACAAATGAACCTAATATTTTAAACGATATTATAGATATGGCAAAACAAACTGCTGGTGGCAAAAGAAAAAATGCAGGTCGTAAAAAAGACGAACCTAAAAAAGCAATTGGCAAAAGAGTACCAATAAAGTATCATTCAAAACTTGTAGAATTAGTAGAAAAAGAGTTGCAAAGATTAATTGAAGAAGATAATCACAACTTTTATAGAGCAGGGTGTTAGTCAAAATGGCTTATAACTCTCTAATATAAGCACTCAACATTAATCAATTAATTATCAATGTCAAATAATACCATATACTACGATAACGTTAGCAACGTTGTATTTGATGCCAACGGCAAAGAATATCCAATAAAAGAATATAATAGGTGCAAGTGTATTAATGTTTTAAGCAAAGAAGAACTTGAAAAAGTAATTAGTGATGCAATACAATTTGGTATTAGCAAACAATCTTCTTTTGAAATAGGGGGAGGTAAAAATATTAAGTTAATTGATTTAACTAATGAATTTTTAAACTCAAAACTATAAACAAAACCCCGTCAAGTAGAAACAAGATGGGGTAACTGCTTATGAAAAAAACACCCTGAACATTGCTAAGGTAGCAATAAGGTTATTAACTGAAATATAGTTTTGCTTCGGCTTTTCTTCTGCGAACCAGTCCATTTAATACTTTCCCATCAGCACGATTCCACATCAAAAAAGCATCTTTAATAGCCGGGTCTTGCGGATTAGAATTAACACGTTTTAGCAAAGTAGAACCTTTTAAAGCTCCACTTCCACAATTGTAAGCAAATGATACCAACGCATCAAATTGGCGTTGATTAACGGCATCTGTTGTCATTGCATCAACTTCCTTTGCTTTCTGATTTAATTCAAATCGCATTAACTCAATAGCTTTCTTTTCATCAATAGGCAAGTCTTGTAATGTTACCTTTTTACCATTAGGATATAGAATAGTGCCATAACCTATTGTTGGTACATTTGCAGGACATAAATAAGGCTTACTAAAAAAACCCTCAAATGACTTTACTAAGTCAATACAAGCATCTGAAATTTGTGTAATTTTTGTCATAAATTATATTTATTAATTTTCTATTTTTCTGTAATTATTATCCCAAATTAATTTAGCCATTTCTGCGGAGTGTCCTTCAACTTTTATTTCA